TAAAAAATTAATAAGGGCTGCATTGGATTCATTTAAAGTAGAAAGAACAGATTATAGTGCACCTGTGATTCAACAGAGACAAGTATATAACGCAGATCCTCATAAATTTTATGTTGGAAATGAAGAAATAAACACACGGGATTGGTGAACGGTGTTCAGAGATTAATTAAAAATGGGTTCCTAAAATAAAAAGAGGTACAATATGGCAGCAGCAAAAGGTAAATCTGGTGGGCGGCTTGGAAAACACCATACCGAAGAAACAAAGAAAAAAATATCTGAATCAAAGAAAGGAAAACACCTTTCAGAAGAACATAAAAGAAAAATATCTGAGTCACACAAAGAAAAAACCATTTTCAGAAGAAACAAAACAAAAAATAAGACTATCAGCAATTAAAAGAATTGAAAAATGTAAATTTAATGGAACCAGAATGGTACCATCATACAATCCAAAATCAATTCCTATCATAGAAGAATTTGGTAAAGCAAATGGTTACAACTTCCAACACGCAGAAAATGGTGGAGAATTTTATATTAAAACTTTGGGATATTGAGTAGATGGGTATGATAAGACTCAAAATGTTGTCATCGAGTACTATGAAAAAGCCCACAGAAATAGTGTCAATAGAGATGAAAGAAGAAAATAGGAAATTATAAATCATCTTAATTGTAAATTTATAGAAATTAGAGAACGCAGGTACAAGAAAACGTAATAGGAGACTAAATGAAACTATCAGAATTAAAACAGTATATTAGAAAAGAGATTAAAATTTTATTAAAGGAAGATGCAATTGGCTTGACATTGCCTGATGGGATGACTATTAATGGAGATCCGAATGGTAACAAATTAACAAACCTTCATATATATAAAAATAAAGAGCGTCTTAGGAGAACAGACTTGGATGAAATAATTAAAAATTTTGTTACAGAAAAAATGAATACAGATTATTTATTTACAGCTAAAACAGATTTAAAAGGACATCCAGAAATAACAAAGGGGACACATGTTAAAGTATTGGGAATATCACCTGACGGTTGGATAAGTTTTGTTCATAAAAGTGACAATACAGAAATCAAATTAACTCACAGAGAATTTATAAAAAATTTCAAATAGAGGAGATCAAAATGAAAGCAACATTAAAATTAAAAACTTTATTAAAAGAACATGAGACTGCAGATATAATATTTTCTGGAATAAGATTTAAAGCTTTAATTAATTATAATGATCTAAGTGGTAAAATTAAACTGAACATATTTGCTTCTTCATCTAAAGATTTAGATAAATTGTATCCAATTAAAGAAAATGTCTTAAATGAAATAGAAAAAAAACTAAAGACATATGGAAATTTCAATTTTTTAGGATATGGTAGTCGTGGAGGTGCTGGTTATGCATTTGAGTTTGATGTGAAACAAATAATGAATAATATTATTAGTGACATATTAAATACATTAAAATAAGAGGCCCAAACTTAAATGCCAAGTGGAGTTTATACACGAACAGAAGAAACTAAGAAAAAAATGTCTAGTTCTCATATGGGTAAACCTAAAAACCCACATTCAATAGAAACTAGACATAAGATATCTAAAGGAAATAAAGGTAAAAGATTATCAGAAGAAACTAAGAAAAAAATGTCTGAATCTAAGCGAAATATGTCAATAGAAACAAAACATAAAATGTCTAAAGCACAGACAGGTAGAAAACTATCAGAGGAAACCAAGAGAAAAATGTCTATTGCTAAACAAAATATGTCAGAAGAAACAAAAAAGAAAATATCTAATGCAAATAAAGGTAAGATATTTTCAAAAGAACATAGAAAAAATCTGTCAGAAGCACTTCTGGGTAAACCTAAAAGTAAACCTTCTGAAGAGTGTAAACTAAAAATGAGATTAAAAAGAATTCAGAGAATCAAGGAATTATATGGACAAATATTTCCTATTTATAATAAAAAATCCATTTCTATTATAGAAGAATATGGTAAAACCGGTGGGTATTCATTTCAGCACGCGGAAAACGGAGGAGAGTATTTTATAAAAGAATTAGGGTATTGGGTAGATGGTTATGATAAGACTCGAAATGTTGTAATTGAATATTATAAAAAATTTCATTATGATTTTAATGGTAATTTAAAGGAAAAAGAGTTAAATAGAGAACAAGAAATTATAAATTATTTAAAGTGCAAATTGATTAGAATAAACGCACTTAATAAAGATAAATCAGAAATAGAGGTAATTAGTTATGGATTCACTAGAAGAGTATAAAAATCTAACAGATGAAGAAAAGGTTGATTTTTTAAAAACGAAACCCACTCGAACGTCCGGACGTCCAATGGGTGAAATTTATCCCAAATATATTCAGAGAATATTACAAGGTGAAAGTCCTACTGTAAGTCTATCAATGTATAGTGGAAATGGTAGTTTAACAGAAGAAGAAAAAACAGAAAGATTAAAAGAAGAATCAGAGAGATTAGAAAGACATCAACTATTACAATCTGTAAGAATGCCGTGGTGGTGTCCACAGTGTAAAAAAATAATGAAAAGAAAAATAGATGAAAAGTTCTGGAATATTAGAGGCAAATGCTTTAGTTGTGTTACACATGAGGAACATAAAATAAGATTAGCAGGTAAATGGAATCAATATGAAGCATTATTAGTTACAGAAAATAAGGTATCATTTTTAAAAGATACAAAACGACAGGTAATAGATTACATAAATGTAGAATTAAAGAAACAATATCAATTTGTTAATGAAAATGGTAAAATAGATAAATGGGATAACAATACATATACTCAAACATTAACATTTTTAAATTCCCAACTAAAAGAAATTGATATATTATTAGAAGACTTAGAAAAATATTTGGTAGAATTAAGAGAAGAATTAAATGACGGACAAAAGTAATCCACTAATAGATTCAAACAAGAAACCTGATTTAAAGCAGTTAATAAAAGAAGAGTATGCCAAATGCGCAGCAGATCCGATATACTTTATAAAAACATATTGCATAATTCAACATCCTAAAAGGGGTAAAATTAGATTTGCTCTATATGACTTTCAAGGAAATATATTATCTGCATTTCTTATCTATAATCGAATAATAATATTAAAAAACAGACAAATGGGATTGTCTACACTGTCAGCTGCATATGCACTTTGGTTGATGACTTTTTATGATGATAAATTTGTTTATGTTATGGCAACTAAACAGGGAGTTGCAAAAAATATAATTACTAAGATTAGAATAATGCACCAATTCTTACCAAGTTGGTTAAAAAGAAAATGCACAGAAGATAATAAATTGGGTCAAAAATATGATAATGGTTCAACTGTAGTAGCAGGTACGTCTGCGGCTGATGCGGGTAGATCAGAAGCAGTTTCACTTTTGATATTGGATGAAGCCGCCTTTATTGCGGGCTCAGATGAACTTTGGGGTGCATTACAACCTACACTGTCGACAGGTGGTAATGTTATAGTTTTGTCGACCCCGAACGGAGTTGGGAATTGGTTTCACGAAACATTTATTAAAGCAGAAGAGGGAAAAAATAATTTTTACCCCATTGTATTACATTGGACCTTGCATCCAGAATACACTCAAGTATGGAGAGATGCACAGGATATAGAATTAGGACCAAGATTAGCTCGCCAAGAATGTTTGTCAGGAGACACAATAATTACAGTAAAAGATATAGAAACTGGGTTATTAGAAAAAATATCAATAAAGGAATTATATAATAAATTATGAATTTGTTAGAATGTAAAATATGTGGATATACATCAAATCAACTATTTCAACATTTGAAATTTAAGCATGGTGTCTCAAAGGAAGAATATAGAAATATATTTGGTCAAAACTGTGTAATGCAGACTGGGTTTAAACCACCACACCATAAAAACATTAATGCTAAACATTCTACAATTGTTAAAAATACATACATAAAATCTAAAAAACTATTAGATTCAATAAAAGAAGTATATTCCAAAGAAGAAACAAAAAATATTTTAATAAAAGATGATTATTATAAGAGTTTTATAGGTAGAACAAAACAACGAACATTATTAAAACAAGATCCTAAGCTTTATAAATCAGTTTATTATTATTCAGATTATATTAAAAAGCATTTTAATAAAAAAATAAATCTAACATTACCAATTAGATTAAAATTTATAGTCAAATTTGATTATGATGTGGTTAAACTAGAATGTGGCTGTGGAAATTTTACTATAAATAATATGTGCAAAGCATGTACTAATAAATATAGATACCCATCTAAGGAATATTTCAAAAGAATGTATAAATTTGACTGGGAAAAAGAATATGAAAAGGATAGTGAACATAGAAAAAAGATGTCAAAGGGATTAATGTCGCTAGAATGGTTTAAAAAAAGATATGGTAACAATGGATATAACATATATAAAAATCATTATGATAGAATTTTTAATAATAAAAAATTACCATATTCTAAAATTTCTCAACGTTTGTTTTGGAATTTATATGGTAGTATTAATGATAAAAATGATTGTTATTTTGCTGAATTAAACAATGAATATAAAGTTTTCTTAAATAAAAATGAACGAAACACAGTTAATAAGCATGTTATATATTTAGATTTTAAATATAGAAACAAGATAATAGAGTTTGATGGATTATATTGGCATAAAAATAAGGAAAATGATACTCTAAGAGATGGAATTTTAAATACACGAGGATTCAAAATTTTAAGAATATCAGATATAGATTACAACAATGACCCACAAACTACCATAAACAGATGTATAAATTTTATTAAGTTATGAAAAAGAATTATAAATATGAAATATTAACCCCCGATGGGTTCAAGAAATTCACAGATATTAAAAAGAATATTAAAGATAGATATGTCAAACTCACTCTAGAAAATAAAAATTTTATTATATGTTCTTTCGATCATCCATTTTATATAAATAATAAGAAAATAAACGCAAATAAATTAACAATAAATGATCATTTATGCACCGTAGACGGAGGTGTACAAATAATCAATATAGAAAATTTTAACAATGAAATAGAATTGTATGATATAATAGATGTTGGTGAAAAACATATTTTTTATGCAAATGATATAGCAGTTTTTAATTGTGATGGATCGTTTTTGTCCTCTGGTGAAAGTGTGGTAAGTGGTGAAATATTAGAATGGTATAGATTGACATATGTAATGGAACCAACAGAAAAAACGGGATTTGATAAAAATGTTTGGATATGGGAATATCCTGATTTTAATAAAAATTATATTGTCGTCGCAGACGTATCTAGAGGAGATGGCAGAGATTATTCTACATTTCATGTTATAGATTTAGAGACAACCACACAGGCTGCTGAGTATCAAGGTAAAGTGGGTACAAAAGAATTTGCAAATATGTTAGTAGAATATTCTACAAAATATAATGATGCATTATTAATTATAGAAAATACTGGAATTGGATGGGCGGTTATTCAAGGTGTAATAGATAGAGATTATAAAAATTTATATTACACAAAAGAAAAATCACCTTATATGGATGATAAGAAAACTAGTAATTATTTAGCTCACATGCATAGATATGATAGAAAAGCAACAGCTGGATTTACAACTTCTGGTGGAGTTGGAGGAACTCGTCCTTTAATTATTACAAAAATGGAACAATATTTTAATGAGAAAACAGTAATAGTTAGATCACGTAGATTAATAAATGAGTTATTAACATTTGTATGGAAATCAGGAAAAGCTGAAGCAGCGTCTGATAGATATAATGATGACTTGGTTATGGCACTAGCAATTGGTTTGTGGGTAAGAGATACTGCAATTAAATTGCAATCAGAATCTAAAAAATTAATAAGGGCTGCATTGGATTCATTTAAAGTAGAAAGAACAGATTATAGTGCACCTGTGATTCAACAGAGACAAGTATATAACGCAGATCCTCATAAATTTTATGTTGGAAATGAAGAA